TCGGCTACTAGTTTGACTTTCGTTTCCACAACGCCTTTTTTGTCTTCATGGAACTCTTTAATTTCTTTTGCAAGAGCATTTACTACGAACTCTTCCATTTTCTTAAAGTTTTCGTGAACACCTTTTCTGTCGTTGTGTAGTTCAGTTAACTCTTCTGATAATTTTTGCATTATAAACTCTTGCAATTTACCAGAATGTTTGCCTACGTTTTCTTTGTAAGCAATTTTTTCCTGTGCTAGTGCTTTTCTGTCTTCGACAAATTTGCTAATTTCTTCTGATAACTTGTCAGTCATCATTTTGTCAATTGCTTCGATCATGTTTGATTTGTCATGCTCGTATCTTTTAGCAAATTCTTCTCTTAACTCAGCACCTACAGTTTCTCTGTTTTCTTTAACTTTTAAATCCCAAGCCTCTTGGATACTTTTTTGAGTATCTTCTGATATTGCTCCGGATTCTACTAGTTTTGATATTGCGTCTATCATTATTTTAGGTCCTTTATTATGTTAGTTAAAGCATCATTTAGATACTTTTGTGCTCGTTTGTCGTTTCTCACTTCTTCTGCCAGACCCTTTGCCTTCATACCACCTTTTGTATTCAATAGGTGTTCGTATATTGGCGTTGGGTAAGCACCTGGAGCCGAAGGTTGGGCCACAACATCAACAGTGATGATCTCAAAGTCTGAAACTTCGCCGTTTCCATACTCGGATATATTTCCGCTACCTCTGGAACTCACGCCTAATTTCACACCTGATTCCAACATTGTTTTGACAAGTTGACCCATCGGTGTTGGCAAAATTTTCATTTTGCCGTATCCATTTGGTCCATCCATCCACATCTCAGTAATCATGTGTGACACACGGTCCAAATTAATTTTTAAATCGTCTGGATGATCTACTTCTCCTAGGACTGAGTACCCTGAAGAGATTTGATCGTTCAGTGTTTTAACTGCTTTTCCAATTTCATTTACTGGGTAAATTCTTTGGTTAGCATTTTTAATACCACCTTGGATGCAAATCCCTTTCATGTACAAGTCTTTGCCATTTTCACCTTCGTGAAGAATGGACATCCTAGCCTGATCGTACGTTAAGTGTTCTCGTAGATGTATAGACATCAGTTGACTCCTTTATCCAGTACTACTTTTTAGCAGGTACTACTGGTGATTTTTTATTGTCAGCACCGTCAGAGGTATTAGCCTTCTCTTGCTTCTTGAAAGAAGTAGATTTGTCTTTACCGCCTGTGTTTTCAAAACCACCTGATTTCATATCACTAGTTGATGGTGCAGGTCTTCCTGACTCTTCTGCTCCGCCAATTTTGTGTGCTGAAGCGCCAGTTGGTGCTTTCGCGTTTGAAGCCACTGGAGATTTTTTAACATCTGCGTGGTCGGCTGTATCTGCAGATTTTTGGATTTTGTATTCTTTTACAGTTTCCTTTGTATCTGCTTTTGCTTCCATAGGTTGTATCTCAGGAGTAACTTCTGGTGCAACTTCTAATGACTCATCTTCTTTGTCATCGTCGCCCATTTTGTCACCCATCATTTTTTCAAATTCTGCTTTAAGATCTTCTAAAGCGTCTTCTAAATCTGAAACTCTTTCTTCAGTGTCGCCATCTTCAGCGCCAGCATCCATATCTGCACCCATGTCGTCCGCTGATGCTTCTGCATCACCTTCTTCATCTGAAGCAACGTCTTTAATTAAATCATCAGTAGCGTCGCCACCAACTTCTTCAATTGACTCTTCTTCAGTTGTTGCTGATTCGTCTGCTTTTTCTTCTTCTGAAGTTTCTTCAACTTTTTCTTCTGAAGTTTCTTCTACTTTTTCATCTTTAGATTCTTCAGCAGTTTCTTCTACTTTTTCATCTTCTTTATCAGATGCTTCTGTTTCTTTAACTGCTTCTTCTTTAGACTCTTCTGCTGTCTCTTCAACAGATTCTTCTTTAGTTTCTGTAGATGCTAGATTCTCGTAAATGTCTCTAGACTTCTCTACCACTATTTCGTGAAACATTTGTTCTGCTTTTTCGTTTTCTTCGTTGATAAGCAGTTCAAGTAATGCTTCGAACTTATTGCTTGGTGTTGTCATATGACTCGTGCTCCTTTTTTTAATATCGGCATTAAACTTAATTAAGTAATATATATTTAAGCGACCAGCCGTATTTAGGGCGTTCTTTATGACAAAAATGGCGGATTTTGACCAGTTTTTGATTAAAACCGGAGTTGTAAATTATGTATCTTAAGAAATTCTTCGATATCTAGGTGTTTTAAGTTTTTATTCCACTCCAAATCGTTAGGACGGAACCATCCTCGAGGTGTTACTCTCACAAATTCTGTTGCAGGATAGTCTTTTAAGACTCGTTTGGTCTGATTGAGCCAGTTTCCAAAGAAGGTTGCTTCTTCAGTGGACTTTTTATAGTTTCTTGTATCTTTGAATAGGTTGTTAAACTTTTTATGTTGCTTATTATTATGTCCTTGATAATCAAAACCCAGTATATAGATTGTTTTTGGCTTGTGATCTGCCGCATATTTGAGTGCTGTTGGGCCAGAGGACCATCCCAATGAGGGTTGAAAGAACTGTACTTTTTGTAAAATTTTGGCGTGTTTCTCATACATGGCATTATAATTGGACCATACTATATTATTGTCCATGTAATCGCTTTCAGCAATTTCTAAAAGCATTTTGGGATCTACTGCAACCAATACATCAGGATTATCAGAACGATATACTCCGTTACAGGCAAATACTTTACCTATCTTCTTTAGATCTTCGATCTGGATTCCTTTTCGGGACTCTCCGTTTCCTAGTACAAATGCAACTTCCATTACACTTATAATGTATCTTCTGTTGGTGGTGCTCCGTACATCTTCTGGACAAATATTGCCTCTTCGTGTTGTTGAGCATCATGCTCTTCTGAAGATAATCTAATGCCTTTGATGTCTTTTAATGATAATCTAGTTTTTCTAGTGTCTTCTTTGTCTAATATAGAAATATCTTGTTCAGGATCGTAATTTTTATCCTGTTCAAAGCCGTCTTCGCCGTATCTAAAGAATTCAAATAGTTTCATTTTCTATATTTAACCTTAAACCGTGTTAGTTCCGCCCGGAGTAGGAGGTGTTCCTCCTGGAGTTCCGCCACCTGTTCCGCCTGTGCCTGGTGCAGTTCCTTCTGGTGGTGGTGCACCATCTGGTGTTTCTGGCTCATCAAACTGATCTAGATCTGCTGAAATACCTGCTTGTGATACTCCTCCTGATCTAAGTTGTGTTGATTTTGTTTGAGATTTTTGAGATACTGCATTTTCTTCTGCCCAGAGATCAGCATTTCTTGCCATTTCCTCTTCACTTAAACCGAGATATCTGCTTAACGCAAATCTTTTAGACATATAAGGCAGTTCTGCCACCTGTGTAAATGTGTTTACTCTTGCTTGGTCCATTTCAGTTTGTCTGTATGCCGCAAAGTTTTGTGGTGGATTGAATTTAATTTCAAACATTCCATTATCTAAATTGTAACCTTTGGCTTTTACCCAAATTTTAAATTCTTGGTCAAATGTTGGAGACAACATACTTTGTAGTCTCATACAATATTTGTTGAATCTTAATTCTTGTATGTAAGCAGTTCCTACTCTGCCATCATTATAAGTTTGGTTTCCATCTTCTGCACCTGTTGGAAGATAAGAACTTGGTATCCTTAAACCTCTGAACAGTTTATTAGTAAAGAATCTCAAGTCATCTATCTCACCTAGGTTAGTACCACCAGGCAGTGTGTCAACTTTTGATCCTCTACCTTCTGCTGTCTGTGGAAAAAAGTAATCCTCATTGATTGACATCGGATTGTAAGTAGCATCAACATAGTTGACACCACCTGATGTGCTTGGAATTCTTCTTTGATTGATCTCGTTTTTAACTCTTTCAACAAATTGCATTGCCAAGTGTGTTGGCATATTACCTACATCGATATAGAATACTCTTCTTTCAGGTGCTCTCTGTACCCTGTAGATTATAATTGCATCTTCTAATAATTCTTTCTGTTTGTAAACTTTGAAAACTTGTTCTAGCACAGACTGACCAAATGGGAATAAGTTGTCTAACCCATCTGACATTGTTAAATGCACAACGTTCTCTGCATTGATGCTGTACTGATTCATTGTTCTGTAGAATCTACCACCGGCCGCGGCAGTTGAAGCATTGGTCATATTTGAACCTTGTCCTGCTCCTGCATATTGTTGACTATGAGCACCACCTGTTGTTCCACCGCCACCGTATACTTGGTTAGGTGTAATTGATGTTGCAGATAGTCTTTGTAAATTTGGATTGATATCTCTTATGACATATTGTTCTGGTTTCTTTCCGTCAGATTCATTTACAACTATTCTATCTACTTTTGCGTTGTCGACATACAACCATTTATTTGTTTCAGGATCTCGAACAAAGAAACAGTCTCCATATTTTAATGCATTTCTAAAAATTCTAAAAATTCTTTTTGAAAATTGATTTGCTTTTGTCCATTGTTGTAATGCTTTCTTTAAAAGTTTTACTTCGTGACTTGTAACTTCATCTTTGAATACAATATTAAATGGAGTTTCATTCTCTTGATTTTTTTGTGAACAAAATTCTGCAAGTATATCAAGTGCCGCATTTATTTCTGAATCAGAATCCATTTGGTCATATTGAAAGTATCTTTGTATCCTATTAGGATGTCCTGTGTAAACGTCAGGTAGATATGAAGAGTAATTTCTCTTTGCAAAATTTGGTCTGCTGTCACCTGATATAGGTGAAAGGTTCGCGTCTTTAAAATATTTTTTCCAAGCCATAACTTATTATACTATACTTTCTGTCTGGTTTGCAAGTCTTCTTTGCGTTTTATCTGTATTTCTTGCGACATCGGTATTAATACTTACAAGGGTATTTACGTTCTTATTAAAGGTTTTCATTTCATTTACCACTGCTGACATTTTGGTATTCATGTTGTTAAATGTTGAATTCATTGTTTGTAAAGCACCACTA